TATCCTGAAGGCTGCAACAATCCTTCGTACGAACATCGCTACGAAGATCGACGGAAACTACGTTGCAATCGTTCATCCGCATGTGGCAGAGGTTCTGAAGAAAGACGCGAAGTTTATCTCCTGGAACCAGTACACCACACCGGAGAAATACTGGAAGGGTGAGATCGGATCCATCCACGGCGTGCGTATCATCGAGAACGCTGAGGCAAAGATCATCAACGATAACACCTGCCCGGTTAAGACTGCGGCAAGCGGCAATGATCCGGCTACCTACTACAGCGTATATGCTACAGTAATCTTCGGTGCGAAGGCTTATGCTACTACCGAGATCGAGGGCGGAGGCCTTCAGCATATCGTTAAGCAGTTGGGACAGGGAGATGATCCGCTGAATCAGCGCGCAACAGTCGGTTGGAAGTGTACGAAGGCGGCTGAACGTCTTGTCGATGCTCATATCGTTCGTATCGAGAGCCTGACAGAGTTCTCAGCAACTCAGGGCGCCAACTAATCAACCAAAACCCCGCGGGGAAACTCGCGGGGATAACCTTTAAGGAGGTATCACATGGCAGCAGTAAAGACGAAACCGGAAACGGAAGGAACAAACGACGAGGAAATGGTCGAAGTATTCTATCCGGAGGTACCGGGTACACACTATTCGGGCGACATCTTCGCAAGCGTAAACGGGGAGAATATCCTTGTTAAGCGTGGCGAAAAGGTGAAGATCCCGAAGAGATTCAAGGAAGTCATTGACTATGCAGACAGCGAGGACCAGAAGATCGCAAAGCGTCTTGCAGAACTTGAAGCCAAAAAATAATTTATACGGGGCGGCAGGCCCGCCCCGGTTTTAAGGTGATTGCTTATGACTATAGAACAAGCCATAGATCGAGCCGATAGACTTCGGCCAAACCAATACTCGACAACAGAAAAAGTGAGATGGCTTTCGGAATTAGACAGACAGGTCTATTCCGAAGTATTACTTATGGCAGCGGAAAACTGGAAGCCGGTCGAGTATACAGAAGAGATTCTTGATCAAGACAATAACGTCGTAGATATCAAAACGACGATTGACTATAACAACGAAGAGCCGGTATTTGTATTCGAGGGGTACGACGAAGAAACGCCGCTATCGGAAGAACTTCTTGTAGATGATCTGTACGCTAATCTGTACGTCGATTATCTGATCTCGAAGTTTGATTATTATAACCGAGAGGCAGCGACCTATAACAACTCGGCCCTTGTATTCAATAACCAGTACACCAATTATGCGGTATGGTACAGACGCAACCACACGCCGCGTAGAAGAAAGGTAAGAGGTATATGAATCTTCAGCCATACATCGACCAGGAAAGAGCGTCGAGATATTCGATAACCGCATTTTCCGGATATAACTTCAACGAAAGATGCAGCGAAGCAGAAGGATATGACGAAGAAAACATATCCTCTGACAACTATCCCATTTTTACACCACGCGAACCGCGTGTCGTGGTCGAAGATTCCGTCGAAGATCTGAAAGGACTCCATGTAAACGAGGGCTTGATTGAGATCAAGCCAGACGCAAACGAAGTAGACTCTCTCTTCTTTGAGGGAGAAAAGATAAGTACGCTCTCAGGTACCGGCAAACGCCAGATGGTATCAATGGGGGCGTATGTCGTTATATATCCGGATAAGGTGAGATTCAACACAAAGACGAAGACACTTGAGTCCCTGGGGGCAACCTTCCAGGCGGCCGGAACAGTATCATTTAGTCTTTGTACGTTTGACGGAACAGCAATATCTCCGACAGCCTCTTCTACCGCGCCGGCGTCTCCGACAAACGGCCAGTATTGGATTGACACGTCTGTTACACCGAACGAACTGAAGCAATGGTCGCAAACACAGGGGATGTGGAACGCTGTCGCTTCGTCGTATGTAAAAATATCCGCGTCGGGTATCGGGGCGAATTTCAATAAACTCGACGTCGTAAAGATATCAGGCGTAACCGGTACCTATGCAGATACATTCAATACCGATATGGCATTATGGGATGTATCGACAGACGCAGTAGTAGTAACTGCCTTGATAAACAACGTGTTCGACAACACAGGGATCCGGATCGAGCGTACGCCGCCGGACCTTGACTTCGTATGCGAACACAATAATAGACTCTGGGGATGTAATTCTGCAAAACATGAGATATACGCCTGCAAGTTGGGGGATCCGACAAACTGGACATCGTATCTCGGAACGGCAGCGGATGCCTTCGCGGTAACAGTAGGATCCGATGGAGACTTCACAGGCTGCGCAGAACACGGCGGCTCGGTGGTATTTTTCAAGGAACGCTATATTCACAAGATGTATGGAACTGCGCCTTCAAACTTTCAGTTAGACACGAAGCCGGAACGCGGGGTGAAGGAAGGCTGTCACGACTCGATAGTCCTGATATCTGGAATCCTCTATTATCTCTCAGTAGATGGAATTGTGAGGTACGAAGGATCTTATCCGACGTTGATATCAGGAAACCTTGGCCGTGTATCATACCAGGATGCAAGGGCCGGCGAAGCAAACGGCAAATACTATGTGTCTATGTCAGATGGCACGACGAGAAAGTTAATCACATACGACACACAAAACGGCGTATGGCACATCGAGGACAAAGGGAAGGATTTTAACTACTTCGTAAATTACAAGAACAGATTACTGTTCTACGACGCAGATAGAGAAATGATCCTGGCAGAAGGCAAGGAGACAAAGATCGGTGGAATAACCTACACGCAGGACACGGATCCGGTCGTATGGTCAAGGACCTTCGGTATCTCAGGTATCGATACGCCTTCAAACTCTAAATCATATATTGATCCGATGCACAAGTATATTTCACAGTTTGTCCTGAGATTTGCTCTCGAACTCGGCGGAGAGATGTATCTTGACATCGAATATGATTCATGCGGGGAGTTTGAAAATGTGATACACATCAAGAGCGAATATGAAGTATCAAGAAGAGACACGCCGGGATATAAACAGTTAAGGTCCTTGGAAGTGCCGGTTATTCCAAAACGCTGCGATCACATGAGATTGAGAATTCACGGCAGCGGGTATATCAAGGTATTCTCGATATCGAAAAAGATCGAAGGAGGCGGCCTATGATCAATCTCAAATACACATATCAGCCGTCACACAGCATTGATGAAGTAAACACTCAGGTCACAAACCTTGTCGAGTTATTAAAAAGCGAACTATTGCAGGCAGCGACAAACGAAAACATCGAGGCGGTCACGCTGAAGGTAGATCAGACATCAGACGATGGCCTTCGGAGAATAGCACAGGTTCAGGCAGCGGTTGGAGATACGGCGGCAAAGGTAGGCATGCTTGCCACTTATAACCAGGCGACCGGCTCAATCACAGTATCAGCCGCCTTAGTTAATGGAATCGAGCAATCAGACATCACACTCACCGGCGATCAGATCACGCTTAACGGCAATGTAACGATAGCAAACAACTTCAAGTTGTCCGGGGATCACATAGTGGCGAATACAATCACGGCAAATGAGATTGCTTCAAACTATGTTTACGCCGGATCCATCGACGCAAGTCAGATCACGGCCGGCACGATTGACGCGGCGAGAATAGACGCCTCATCGATAAGCGTACAAGCACTCATAAACGCGTATGGAAGTCCTATAAGAATGGGGAATGGCCTGTGGTTTACAAGAAATGATACAGACTATGTGTATTTAAGCGCAGACGGATTAACCGGCGGCGACGCCGATGTAGACAAAGTTTACACAGGCGATATTTTCATGACCGGATCGCTTACGCTATCCTCTGGCGCGTCAATCGGAACACAGGGGAACGATTTATACATAAACGCATTTACGCGGGCAACGGCCGGGATGACAGTTTCAAGCACGTTGACATCAAGCGGAAAAGCGTATCTAAATGACGAGGTATTCGCTGCCGGAATAGCAGCCCAAACGGCCCAGTCAAGCAATCCGAACGTGCGGTGTCAGGACAACACGCACAGATTGGCGATTATCTCCGGATCATCCAAACGATTCAAGCACGACATCAAGCCGATCGA